CTACCTTTGCAACGAACAGAAAGGGATTGTGAAATTCCAAGAATAGAATAGTTTAGTTAAGTCTAGTTTAGTTTTTGTGTTGATCGGAAGCCTGCGAGCGAGCATGAGCTTCCGATTTTTATTTTATTGATATACAGTATATTAAAAGCACAATCGAACTATTTTTCCTATCAATTAGTAGTCTATAATAGAGAGCAAAAACGTCACTTTTGACGCTATAAAATGGTCGGATTATGGTCGGAAAATTCCCCGATTAGAATCTGATTATAAGTAAATTACAATAGGATGTTAAAAAAATAATGGTCGAAAACGCCATTTTTACCCTAAAAACACAAATTATGGCTACATTAACATTGGTAATAGTTCCCGCAAAAAGGTTATCAGACGGGACACACAAAATAAGAATTCGAGTCGCACACAACTCTGAAACGAGATTCATCACCACGGATATAGTGGTAAGGGAAAACGAGTTTAAGAACGGTAAAATAGTACACCGTCCAGACAAGGATTTTCTCAATACAAAATTACAACAGCTATACAACCTTTATTTCAAGCGATACATGGAACTGGACTACCCTGATTCGCTCACGTGCACGCAATTAGTCAAAATGATAACTAACCCGTTAAACGGAGAAAAGCATCGTAAGTTCGAGGATATCGTGGATGAATATCTGTCCCAAATAGATGAAGAAGAACGTACCAAGACATACAAGCTCTATCGGCTGGCCACAAACAAGTTTATGCAATTCATCGGGAACGGTTCTCTCATGGAACATATTACCCCTATCAGAATGAACCAGTACATATCATGGCTCAAAAAGACAAAGCTGTCAAGCACCACAATCAACATCTACATAACCCTGTTAAAGGTTATCATTAACTATGCTATAAAGATGAGATACGTCACCTACGATATCGACCCTTTCATCACAGCCAGAATTCCATCAGCCCAAAAGAGGGAAACGCAAATCACCGTCGAAGAACTCAAGACAATCAGGGACGCCAATTTAGAGCATTACAATCTCAACGTCACACGGGACATTTTCATGCTTACTTATTATCTTGCCGGCATGAACCTAGTAGACATACTAGCATACGATTTCCGGACGGATGAAATAAACTACATCCGAAAAAAGACCCAAAACACCAAAGAGGGGGATTCCCTGATTTCCTTTTCCATTCCCGAAGAAGCAAAGCCCATTATAAAAAAGTATATGAAAAAGAATACAGGGAAAATCATATTCGGGAAATACAAAAACTATACCTCCTGCTATAACCTGCTGGCCAGGAAAATCAGTCAATTAGGCAAGGTGGCAGGAATCAGGCATAAATTCACCCTATATTCAGCCCGCAAATCTTTCGTCCAACATGGATATGACCTGGGAATTCCTCTTAGTACACTGGAATACTGTATCGGTCAGTCAATGAAAGAAGATCGTCCAATCTTCAACTATGTTACAATAATGAGGAAACACGCTGATAAAGCAATCAGGGAAATACTTGACAACTTGAAAAATGAATAATCACATATAAAATAAATCACTAAGAATTTGCACAATAACCAAATGCTTATTATCTTTGTAGTGTCAAATAAGAGTTCTTAATTTTAATGTTTAACTGATGAAAGATGAAGAAAAAAAAGAATTAGAACAAGAGTATGAGAATTTAAAACTTCTCGCTTCATTTCACGAGGCCTATGGGGTTCCTGAAAATGCCAAAGAACGGGAAGCGCTTATAAATGACATACTCGATCGGATGAACGAAATCCAAGAGAAATTAAAAAAGTTGTAATTAACATCCCTCCCTTCGGGGAGGGACAAACATTAAAAGCTATGATAGATTGGAATGATTGCCTGCCAACAAAAGAAATGCAGGCTGACTTTGAAAGATTCAAAGAACTAAAAACCACAGAAGAAAAAGAAGCTTTCAAAAAGGAAATGCAGGATAAATATAATAAACTACCGGAAGCCCAAAAGGAAGCCTACAAAAAAGCATCTGAAGCTGGGCTAAAAGCAACGGTAAATGCCTGCAATGATTATATAGAAAGAGTGGAAGAAGCCATATTACGTGATAAACTTGGAGAATTGCCCGAAGCAATCTCATTCAGTTATATTGCAAAGAAATATTTTGGTAAAAGTAGAAACTGGCTATATCAGCGTATTAACGGGAATATAGTCAACGGGAAAAAGGCTCGCTTTACTGACAATGAACTCAAAACGTTTCTGAACGCTTTGAACGATGTTAGCGAAATGATTCATCAGACATCATTAAAAATCAGTTAGCTCTTATTTGACACCATCCCTGCATTGAGCCGATGCAGGGATTTCTATTGTCTAATCGAAAAATAATTGTATCTTTGCAACATCAAGATAATACGGACATAATTCGGATTATTTTGGTTTGACTTTGGTGAGGGGGTGGTTCCCCTCACTTTTTTATTTCTACCGAACATTCTATAGTATATTATTTTCTGAAAGAATCACATTGTACAATTTTTCCAACAAACCACTAGAGATATATTCGTTTTTGTTTGCCTTTTGAAACAAGACTGGTGGAAAATGTATATATTCCATTCGGCGGGATACAGATTCATCATTTATCCCCTCTTTCAATCGCACATCTTTCAACTCAAGGTTATTGAACAAATCGGCATTCAAGTATAACCTTCGTGTCTCAATTGTTGATAATGAACTAAATGAGTTAAAAAACAACAACACAAGTTCATACTTTGACAGTTGCGCTCGAAATATATTCGAATATTTTAGAGGCGAAGTGAATTCCGAAGTCATTTCCAAAATATAATAAGCATTCCTAAAATATGTGCCAAGTTGATTTTTATATGGGGCAAAACAATGATCAGCGGCTTTAGCACAAGCTTCAGCTATGGGCTTGAAATTATTCTGTTCAAAATAGATCTTAATCGCATTTAAACAGAGGTAATCATAGGTGTTTATATGTACAGGATAAATATTAATCTTTCCTTTATGTATTCCAAATTCATGCTCTGAATAAATGTTGTTAATAGCAGTATTCAATTGACCATACATAAGCATCCATTGCTCTTTAGACATACTCTGGGGAATAATCCTCCTTACAAATTCCTCTTTGGAAAAATTCTCAGGAATACCTCTTCTGATTTCCAAATAGAAAGTATGATATAACTCTACATAAATCTGTCGATAAGTTTTTTCTGGTGTACAAAACTCATTATAAGGAGTTATTTTCCATTCACATTGTTTTTCATCATATACCCAATCTATTCTTTTCACTTGCAAAGCATCCCGATATGAAATGAAAATCCTAAGCAATTCAAAAAAGACTGCTCTATCCTCACTATTCAAGAATTGCTGTTTATTCTGTCTTAATGTAAATAAAACTCCGACGAATGCTATTAATCCGGCAATCGCTCCTAATAGACTTCCAAACTCACCCCAGTCGGTCTGTTTATCCGCAAACTTACCTTTGGTCTGAATAAAATAGAAAGCTAAAATGACTATTATAATTAATATGAGGATGACAGTTCCCCAAACGAGCCAACCTTTTACATTTCTTTTCATTCTTATCATAAATCAAAATCTAATAAGTTTTAAAACAATATTATCAATTCAAATATAATCATGATTTTGATAAATAAAAAATATTTCCAGAAATAATAGATTCCAAAGGTACTAAAGTTTGTTCCTATTTATCACAGCAAACAATATAATACAAGTGCTCACCAATTATAGCTATACTTGACTTAAAAGAAAAGTTCTCACTTTTTTATTTTCCCGACCGAACTTTTCAATTATATATTAGTACTATCTTATGTAACCCTTCTGGAGAGTTTGTTGATTCGTGTGTTGTTGATTGGAAGGATTACAAAAACAAGAGGTAGCTTATTGGGCTACCTCTTCTAATCCTATTCATCAGGTGTTATTATAGGAATATCTCCTTTAAAAAACTGTGGCGGTATTGTTAAAGTCCCTACTACATTCCCCAAATTTGCAGTAAAAGTTGTAATAAAGGAACGAATATAAGGGAACATAATTGCAGGTGCATTAGCTGTCAGAAATTTCGCTTTAATATCCTCTGTTATATCCTCACTAAGTTTAAATTTACCTATAGCACGCAATGATAATAAAAAATAATTCTCATTGGAAACAGTAACTTCCATTACAATACTAAAAGTATCTCTTTTTTTCTTATTAAGAAAAACAGTAGGCTCGCATTCTATCTCGACATCCATTTGTCTCCCTCTAGGAGCCTTGGCCTCAAATGTGACATTTACAATATCGACGCCATGAAAAGAGAGTTTTGGTTGAGTATTGACTTCCATTATGATGCGTTTAATAAATCTTCAGTTAAAGAAATATGGTTATGCATATTGCTATTATATCTTTCCTTATTTTCAATTACTTTTACGGAAAATTCAGAAGATACAATTTCCATTTGTGTATAATTACAGATTTCACCGACAAAATTGGATAACGCTTTTGCTTTTCTTTTCATAATCCAATCAGTCAAGCTTTCTGTAGTCTCATTTTCAAGAGCTTTATCAAGCTTCTGCTCTAACTTATTCAAGTCTAACATAATAACATTGTTCTTTAGTTAGCATTATACTCATCCTTAAATATAAAATCTGTTATACAGGACAATTTATAAACTACTGCCTGGATTCTTTTTCTATAAGGATATTTATTTATCAAAATAGAATCCCCTGTGGGTAAATCTTGAAAGATTATCCCATCTAATTCCTCTGTCCACTTAGCTTTCTCATTTATATACTCACAAACATCTTCTACTGTTGCTTTGATACCTGTCTTTTTCCAAATACGTTCTCCAACCTTGTCTATTTGTGACCGATAAAAATTATAATGTTCCTCATTAAAAACTGTATTCAGAAAATTCTCAGTTTCAATGTTTGCTTTATATATTTCAAAAGCACCTGTGCGCTTTTTGGAATTATATCCCCACGATACAGCATCAGTTTCTTCATCCCAAAAATAGTAACCACTACCTAACCAAGCATCATTCCTACTACAAATAGCAGGTCCTGATAACCTGAATCTTCTTTTCTCTTGGGTATGATACATTAAACGTTTCAAATCAATGATTTGTTTTTGCACCAGGCTTATATTAATATTTATTTTTTAGCTTTATCGCTACGTTGCGACAAAGCTAAACATTTAATTTTAAAGAAACAAATTTCATTTTTCAAGGAAATTTTGTATAAAACTTATACGTGTGGATGATTGATTGATTGATTGATGAACTAAAATTGCAATAAAACACTAATAATCAGTGATATACACAACTAATTTATCTCAATAAATGAATGATATATTCATCTTGTTACTGGGATAATGTTAATACATTTTTAACACAATAACTTCGTAATCATCATTAATATTGATATATTGTTGACACAAATGAGTTATCAAATATCAATACACTTGTAATTTTGCCTAAATATCTATTTGAAGGCTACATTACTTCATTTTTAACCCATATATTATCCAATTGATAATGCCCAATAGAATTACTCCAATATAAATCTTATCTTTATGAAGCTTCCACCATGATAGCTCAACAACCTTCTCTCTTTGATTTAGTAAAGCATTCACCTTATTACTTATAGTATCAAGTCGATTCGAAAATTGTTGCAAGGTAATAGATAATGTTTCATAAACTTCGGTCCGTTCTTGCTCCTGTTTAGAGGCGGTGGTAGTACTTTCTTTGACTGGATACTGTTTTCCGGTTGAATCCGGAAGCGACAAGTAAACTGTTTTATTCTCAAATTTCAGCTCACTCAACTTGTCAGTAGTAATTTTCGTCTGCTTATTCACATCCAGCCGTAGTGATTCAATTAAGTTTCGCAAATACAAGAAATCCCCTGAATAGTCAATCTGCTTTTGTGACTCAATGTTATGAGAAGTTTTGCAAGAAGTAAACCATATTCCTGACATCAGGAACATGGTTATATAGATTAGCATTTTCATACTTTCAGATATTTACAAATACCTTTCACATGAAGAGAGACAATAGTCCGTTTACCTTCTTCTGACAGCAGGAAATCCACATCTTCTTTGTTATCCTGAAACAGATTCTCCGTCAGAACAGCCGGACACTTCGTATGCTTCAAGATATAAAAACTACTCTCCTTATCTGGATCACCGTCTGCCATATCCTTCCGTATCTTCATTCCAGGCAAGTATTCTTCAGCAGCCCCATACAGATAGTCAGCTAACTTATCGGCTTTTGTCTGCCCCACGCTAGTCCATGCCTCCCAACCACGTGCCTGCATCCAATTTGAGCCATTACCGGCTGCATTACAATGAATAGAAATAAGAATTGCTTCAAAAGTCTTATATTCATTCACCCGCCTACAACGTTCTGACAAAGGAACATCTATTTCCTCTTTCACGACCAGTTCCGCATCAATACCTAATTTACGCAATTCAAATACTACACGCCCAGCAATTTCACGGGTATAGGAGTATTCCCTTAACCTGCCATCTGGAGAACACTTACCCGGAGTATTACTACCGTGACCGTTATCAATCAATATTTTCATATCTTTCCTCTTTATCTAGTTCGTTTTCGATTCTATCAATAATTCCTTGTACATGTGTAGGCGTAGCCCGCTTAAATTCAAAACGTATTACATGGTAAATTATACGAAACCCTTTGTTTCTAGGATAAGCAATAATCAGATTCTTAAATGCGTTCTGAAGATATACATAAGAAAATACATACGTAATAGTCTTAATAACTAACAATGAGTTCTCACCATCTCCTATCAAGCTCATAAAGGAGAAGACTACTTCAATGATTATAAGATAGAGGAGAAGTTCGACCAAGGCATTTTTAAACTTATCCCACTTAAAGTTTTTACAACGTATAATTGAAACACCATCAGCCCTCATTCCGCACCAAATATTAAATCCAAACATTACAACTAATGCTATAAGAAAACCTTTAGTCGGCGTTAAATAAGCAAGAAGAGAACTGAACATCGAAACGAAAATAATTCGTATCTGGTCTACATTAAATAACTCATATAACCATCTCATAATATTAATCATAAAGTTACTACCAATATTGAAAACACAGTAATCAGCCCAGGAAGCAAAACAGTAGCTAATGCGTCAAGCCAATCAAAGATGAACCCGCACTTTTTCTGAATGTACTCAACCACTATTGCGGCAATGGCGGTTGTCGTTAAAGAAACAATAGCAGATTTACAGAAATCAATGCCTAATAGAAGGAAACAGAAAACAAGCATTACAACAAAGACGAACATCCCGGCTTTGACGTGTGCCGGTCGGTTAGATTGCAAAAGCCAATCATACAATACTTTTATACCCATACTCATAGCGTTTAATTATTAATAAAATATTCTGTATGGAACAAATGTATTGAGTATAATAACGAGTTTTACAAAAATGGAAAATCTTGGAAATCAATTCTATGATAAATATCTATAAAACAAGACATTATAATTTTCACTTTTTCCATAAATAAAAAAGGGATGCTTGATAAGCACCCCTAAACAACCAACAGATTGAACTATTAATCCGTAAACATATACACGGAAAGATCAACCTTTTCTATTTCGTCTGAAATTGTATCTCCATACATTGTTAGACACACCCGATAACGGTCAATACTTCTTTGAATCTGTTGCAAGGTAGGTTTCTCGGGATATTCCGAACTGGCAAAAGTTACCAGTTCTTCACCATTCTCACTGGTACCAACCACCCGGAAGTGATGACGTACAATCCAAGTTCCGTCCGGCTGTTGCTCGATAGGCTTAGCAATCCCACGCGGTAAGATATTTTTTTGATCCATGTTTTTTGATATGTTTAATTAGTTGTTTTCTATGGTTATATTTATTCTTCAATACAAACTTTTCAAAATGTCCTTCGATATAAACATATTCCCACCATTCAGGAAGTAACATCGCTGCAATTTTACGACGGATATTGTACGTTGCAAAGTGTTTCATCAGGCCATAATAAGAGTTCATTGTACTCACAAACTTCTCAACATACGCTTCTGCAAATCCATTTTCAGCTATTCTATTAAATTTCCTGACAGCGTTATATGTGTTACCAACCACCCTGTTAGATACATAAATTCTACCCGGCAAAATGAACGCCCCAACAAACAAGACTCCTTTCTTATAATGCTGAAGATACAGCTTGCGTGGATGCAACCGTAAAAGGAGTTGTTCTTTCAGGAAACCATCAAGAAGATGGACTTTGGACAATATTTCTTCCGGAGATTTCACCACGATACAAAAGTCATCAACAAAGCGTACATAATGTCTGAATCCCAGTATTTCCATCACGAAATAATCATATACAGACGCCAGAAAGTTGGCTATGAGTTGCGACGGCAGGTTCCCGATAGCCACTCCCCTGTCAGGGTCATTATGAAACAGACTTTTATTACTGGGAAGTTTGTCCCACATGGAGACGGGAGAGCGTCTGATACACTTATTTTGTGGACAATGAAAGATAGTAACGGCTAGAAGGTAAAGCAAACATTCAATATCATCGCCTTTATAATTGTCCCTTACGAATATGTTCAGCATTTCCCATACCAACGATTTCGAGATAGACATGAAGAAACTGAACAGGTCATCTTTGAAAATGTACGCATCGGCAGTATAATTCTCACTGACCTCGACTATCATGTTATTCAGATAGTGCACGGCAGACAAGCATCCCTCACCTTTCCGGCAGTTCTTGGAGACGTTTCCTTGTTCCCGGAAGCGTTCCTCTAAGATCGGCTCGATACGAAGAGCGATCCAGTGATGGACAACACGATCAATGAAAGCGGCGGCAAAAACCTCCCGATATACCGGGTAAGTCCGTATGAATACTTTTGAAAAGTCCGGTACATATTCACCGTAAATAATAGAATACCATAGCCGCACCAATGCGGACTGATAATCATTATAGAACTCAACACAATCCGTACTCGTTCTTTTCTGCCTGGCACAATCTTCGGATGCTTCGAAAATACTGCTAAGAAGTATGTCATAGATTATATTACCTGTTGCGGCGAGGGGACGAACCCGGTTCGCGTTCTGGCGGTTGTTCGTGTTGACGTTGCCGTTGTTGAAGTTCACGTTCCAACTGCTGGAAGCCGTTGCATCCGCTATCTTAGTCTTTCCCGGCTCATCACCGGGGGGATGCCCAATAAATAATTCTAATTGCTCACTCATAATCCCCTTGGCGATTATGACTCCGGCTTTGCGACTTGTTGCGATCCGTTAGCTTTTTGCCGTTGGAGATCTGCAACCGTTTTTTTGTACCAGCCGGTACTTTGCTTACCGATGCTCTCTGCAAGCAGACAGATTTCGGCAGTTTGAGTCAGGCTGGTCAAATGTCGTTCTTCACACACTCTTAGCAGTAATTTCAATGCATCAAACTCACACAAAAACTTCATCAGATAATCTGCACGGTGCTCAAGGTTCATATCTGTATTTGCATAACGGATATATTCGCAACAATGGACGGCAAGCATCATCAACTCCGTACCAAATTCATACCGGAACGCCTTGGGGAATTGTTGCCGGGCATCAATGATAAGATTCAGAAGCTTATACATCGAATTTGATATAGGAAGGTCTTGTGTAAGTGCCATGTTAATTTTTTAATATTTTAATGTATGTATTAGAGGGCGCAAAGTTAATAACTGTAAAGTAATTAACACAATTTTAGCTCAAAAAAGTGAAACTGAAAAGCCCCTACCGGGGCTTTTATTTAGCTAACTCTCTAAGGGATAAAGAATTAAAGAGATAAAGTGTTTATTGCGGCGAGGGGACGAACCCGGGTCGCGCACTGGCGGTAGCCCGTGATGACGTAGCCGCCGTTGAAGCCCACGCCCCAACTGCTGGAAGCGTCCCATTCGGTACTAGACCAATACCAGTCATTTGTAAATATATTTTGATTACCAAACATAGAAGTTATGAGCTCATTGATTTCGGTTTTATACTTGGCCATAAGCATAAGTTCGCCCAGTGCGGGCAGGTTCCACACGGTTGTATCTTCAATTCCGTCAGATTCAAGCGTACAGGCTTTATAGGCTCTGGCAGCTTCGGCGGCAGGGGCGCCGACAGTTCCCTGGGTGTCCTTGACGCCTGCGAGGGTTTCAAGGATTACATCGGTATTTTCCTTTCCGTCGAAGGTATCATAGAGTCCTTGGTTACCATTGCCGTAGTTTTTCAGGCCGCGTAGGTCGGTACCGTAGCCGCCCCATTTGAACGTTTTATTGCCGCCTGCGTCAACGCAGTCGCTTTTGGCGATAATGAACTGGTGGCATTCGGCGCGAAGTCGGATGCCGATACGGATATACTTGGAGCGATTATTCGCGCTCATGGAGTTCCATTCGGAAGCCGTGAAAAAGACTTGTTCACCGTCTTCAATCCGAAGCGTAGCCAAAGAAAGGTCAAGAAGCGTACCTGACCATTGCATATATTTGGCGATGTCGCTTGCGGGGGTGTTTTCATTCACGGTTGTAAAACCTATTGATTTTAAGGCTTCTATCTGGTCTTGTTTATTCAAGCGCAGAAGCATGGCGTTGGCGATATTTTTATCCATTTTATTGTATAATATTAAGTTAATACTATTCGGAAGCAACAGCTCTCACATGAAGAAGGGCTGAATTTTTGTTTTGATTCGTAATACGCCCGGTATTCAGTTCGAACGCCCAGGCGGAGTTAGTATCCCAAATTGTTGATGACCAGTAGTATTTATCAGTCATCAGCATACTGTCACTACTCCAAAAGGTACGCATCATCTCATTGATTTTATCCCGGTAGCGGTACATCAGAAGCATTTGGCCAGATGAAGGAAGGAACCAGTTGGATTCATCCTCGATACCGTCACTTTCCAAAGTGTAGGCACGGTATGCACGGGCGGCTTCGGCAGCCGGCGCACCGATTACACCACTATTGTTTTGGTCTTTCAGGCCAGTGATAATCAGGTCGGTATCTTCCTCACCCGTGAAGCAGCCGTACATGGCACCCAGTCCTTTTTGGTTCAGGCCGTCTATGGCTTTACCCTGACCGCCCCAATAGAAGGTAGTAGTCATATCGGCATTATAGCACTCCTGGGCGGCGATTACGAAGGAGTGTCCATGGGCACGGATACGAAGCCCGCGTTTGATATACAGTTGCTTATTAGCGAGCGTAAGGGAGTTCCATTCGGCAGCAGTAAAGTATGCCTTGGAGTTATCCGAAATACGATTACAGGCAAGATGCAGATCAAGCAGACCGGCGGCCCACTTGATACGTTGTCCAAATTCAGATGCGCGGGAATTCTCGGTGACATCCGAGAAGCCCACGGCGTTCAGTGCTGCCACTTGTGCCTGTTTATTCAAGCGAAGCAGCGTTGCGCTTTGTTCATTCGTCATAGTTACTTGTTGATTAAATCATTAATATCCATATTGTCTTCAGCGAAGCGTTCGAGATATTCTTCGTAGGTTTCGCCGTTATAATATTCAAGGACTTCATTGATGTTGTCCAGCGTTACGTTATCGTAGTACGGTTCTCCGCCATAAGACTCATTATTGAACCAGTTGATCAGGTCGATGTAGGCATCTATGACGGTAAGGATGACAAGGCCGTCGATACCGGATTCAAGGGATTCGATTTCATCCGTTTCACGGATAACTGTCAGTTCATACGTGCCGTTGACTACCGGTTTATCCTGTCTGTTGCCGTCCTCATCCATTCCGGCAACTCCATATTCGAGAATGGCAAGAAGCTCGGAGCCGTCAGCCTTCAGTGTCATGTTCGAGATACGGAGCATGGAAAGTTTACGGGATGCCGTTTGTGAAGCGAGGACGTCACGGAGCATCTGAATGGCGTCAAGTTTAGGCGACGTTTCAAGACGCAGGCGTTGGACGTTCGGCATGGATTCTATTTGCAGGCCGGACGGGGCGGAAAGACCTGTATAGGTCAGTTCAGGAAGACCGACAAAACGGAGGCTTGTCATTGTTGCTGGAAGAGAGATGTCATTAATCGGAGAAGTCTCTGCAAGAGTGATGTTCTCCAGTTTGCTACCGGACGCATTGATATGGGCGATACGTGGGCATTTGTCGGTGACGAGCGTAGCGATTTGTGTGTTCCGGATATCGAGTGATACGAGGAAGGGCATTTCGCCGCAGTTCAGCGAGGTAAGCGGTGCGTAAGAACCGATGGATTGTTCTGTATGGGTGTCAGAGCCCAAGATAAGGGTTTCCACAAGTTGCATGGCGGAGAAGCTCACCGTACTTGACAGGGAGATTTCAGACAGGTCGAGCAGCTTCATGCGGTCAGCCTGATAGATATACAGCAAGGCGCCTTCCTCATGTGAGAAGTTGGTGAATACATATTCTTCGCCCGCTTCAAGGAAGCAGCTTTCGGAAAGGTTGCCGCTAGCGTCATTGCCGACACCGAAGTAACCGTTTTTAGCAGCGACAATCCGGATGGTGGCGTTTGATTTGGAAGATACGCGCCCGGAAATTACACCGCTGAAGAAATCACCGGTTTGGAAATAGCCGTCACGAATACGCCAACGTCTTTCGATGAAAGACGGAAGGGCGGTAAGTCCAAGACCTTGCAGGGCATAGAAGTAAATAGCATCAGAGGTGGCGGTATAGGAGATGTATTTCCGTTCACCGTCGTAAGAACTAACCAGTTTCTGCCATTTTTTGAGCCGTTTGTCAATGAAGAAATGCGTAGCTCCTTCGGGTGAGAACGGGTGCAGGGTGACGCCGTCAATGGTCGCCTGAACGTTACGCATGGCGGCGGCAACGGTACGCAGGGAGAGTTCCGTACCGGATGAGTCAGTCCACACTACTTGCTGGAGATAGATGTTATTAAACAGAACGGAGCCGTAGCCAGCATAAGGGTTAGTGAATGTTTCATCGCTCGTCCGGTTGGGGTCCACCTCGGCGTCAACCGTGCAACCACCGTCGTTGTCCTTGCTATTGAGCGTATCACAGTCATAGATTTTATTCAGGTACATGCGCATGGCATCCTCGGAGCTGTACACACCGTCTGTTACGGAAGCATACTCTTCCAAGAACCACATCGGCTGCATATTCTTGGCGCGTTGGTCAGTGGCGGCAAGGTAGTCGGTGAAGATGTCATAACTCAAGACACTTTCTGGGCAGGCGTATTTATACAGGTTTTCCTTCCATGTTCTTTGCCAGTTCCCGCCTTTGGAGTAATCGCAGGAATCACAGAAGCGCAACCATCGGTAGAGGTTATACGGCACTTTCTTACCCAAAGCGTAATCAATGGCGAGCTGGTCATCATCGACAAGCGATTCAAAGTAGTAAGTCCATGCCGGGAAGGTATCAGCAGAGATAGTTCCGTTATCCACGAGTTTTTGAACCCATGAGGACTTGTCCGTTTTCATGGCCATCATATCCTGAACAGAACCGACGCCCTGAAACCAGTCCATACCTTGGTAGTTAAGAAGTTCGAAGCCTTCAACCGGATTCAGGATGTCACCGGTGACATTCCATTTGCCGTTTTCATACTTCATGGAACCGGACTGCTTTTTCCAGACACCATCCTGGTACCTCATTATCCGGTATGAGCTGCCACAATACAGGGAAAGCAGGTACACACTGTCCGTATCGAGGCCGTCAGTCTGTTTGAAGCGTATCTCAATTGCGTCTAAAGTTTCGTCAGGAGTACCGAAGAACTCTATGAAGTCACCATAATTCAGGCAACCTTTGTTATAGCCGGGGGTATCTTTGAAGCCGAGGGCAAACTGTTCCCCTTTGTCTTCTTTCCAGTTGCCTTTGGCATGGAAATAGACGTTTTGCAGGCTGTCATCCTTACACCGATAGGTGGCTACCGGGTGATTGGCGGTAGAGTGGTTCATCTGCAAATCTTCGATATGCAAGTCACCGCTGTCAAATGTTCCGTCAAATGCACGTTGGACAGGTGTCATATAGTTACCACCCAAGGCACGGTATGTAACGTTCATCATTTCACAGGCGCCGCAGTCGTTCGCATTGCCGGAATCGGAGTAATCGACTTTTACGGTAATGACATCGACCGGGATTGTATTATCACCGACCTGTACTTTGTTGATGGCAGCCAAGGCTATTGCACGGCGTCCTTCCTCCGTCGTATCGTCCGGATTAAGTAATATGATTCGAGTGTCCTTGTTTTTGCCTTTGCTCTTGGCGAGGTAGTAGCGTTTATTCTTTACCGGGCGTTTGGCAGAGGTGGTTCCCTGGTTGCGGGTTTGGACACTCACGGCCTTGAAGTTACGCCACGGGCGTTCGGGGTCAAAGTAATAGAGCGTGATGTATATCTTCGTACTGGTGGAAGTGGTGCCGTCCAGTGCTTCTATATCGGAGCCTTCATAGGGGCATTCGACAATGTAAGGCATACCGCGTGAATAGATTTCGGCAGCCGACGGGCGGCTTTGGGTACTACCCTCGGCTGTCTGGCTTTTAAGGATGTCCTCAAAGGCGTATTCCTTCACCATTACCTCTGTATCGGTCAGACGGACAAGGTAGTTCTTGAACGCCTGTGCCCATTCCATATAGGAGTTCCAGGCCATCATGTAATAAAGATACAAATCACCCAGTTTGCCATCCATCGTTATATACTTGGTCTGAATCAGGGAGCCGCCGCCCGGAACATAACCAAGGCAGGCGACTTCCTCACCGCTGAGGAAGAGTTTCATCATGGAATACCGTGTGCCGTCACGTTCAACGTAGTTGCTTGCAGGTTCAACAACCACGGCTACGGTTATCTTTTCACCCTGTCGATAGGCGCGTTCTTCACGACGGGAAACGCCATTGTTACAGAAGATGCCGACCACCCGGCCGGTGACATAGAAGCCGGCACCGGACGTTTCGTCATAGCAGCTAAGGAGCAGGGCATCATCATCGGTCACGTTCTTGGAAGCGAAAGCGAACTGGATGGCGGCACCGTTGGATTCGATGGACGAGCCGGCAAACGGGGCATGGTTTAATGACACGCCCACATTCTCGGCTACGCGAAGGCAGTTCTCACCCAAGAATGTGCCAAAACCGTTGGTAGTCCAGTTGGCACCGTCCACTTTCATTTCATAATTACCGCTGACAATGCTATGGTCAGTTTCCTGATTGGTACGGGATGAGAAGTCAAAGTTATAGATGGCGCCTTCTTTTATGGCGGCGTCAATGGCGGAACCGCTAACTGTCACCCGGACAGGTTCGCTAGTCACGTCCTTGCATACGGCAGTATAGTTGACCGTATCGGTGCCGTCAGCCTTGTAGCCCTGCAGTTGTTGTTTGACCTGATAGGTTTTGTTACGACTGGCAGCAATTTGTGTTACCTGCACGTTATTGGCTTTCACGCTGACGGGTGAAGTCATTTCCAACGGGTCATAACAGGCAACATCAAGTTCTACGGTTTCGTACAGTCGGACTACTCCACCGTTTTTATCATCGTATCTCAAGGCGACAAGAGGTGTGGAACTATTCGGGTCAATTACCATGACAGCCGTGTAGATGACATTTCCTTTCACTCCGGATGCGACATCCGTTCCTTGGATGCGCAAGGGATAGGTACCGTGTTCTAGGCCGAGGGAAGCAGGGCGGATTACAACGGAGTGCGAGTAGTTGTCATTTACAACGGTGGTAGACAGGGATTGCCATTCACCATTAATCTTGATGTCAACCTGGGCACTGATACCTTTATCAGAGGTGTTGTTTCCGAACTTATAGAGTGGAAGGCTGAAACTTTCAGTTGTCGGAGTAAGCAGAGTTTCAGGGGTATAGTTGAGCACCTGCACACAGGTACAGGTAATATCAACAGCTGTTACATTGACATTCTTGGAACCGGTGTTGCCGCTTTCGTCAGTGGCTATCAGCTTGAATTTCCGAGTACCGGCAGCCGTAAAGTATGTGGTGAAGTCCAGTTCAAAGGAGAAGTCCTTCATGTCACCGGAAGATGCTTTGTTGACGGTTTCAGTCCAGACGGTAAGCCCGCTTTCACGGTCTACGAGTTCCAGTTTCTCAATCAGGTTGTCAGAGGATTCGACACCGTTCGAGGTCACGGAACGAATGGCGGCAAAGGTTCGTAGCGTGGAGCCGTAAGAGCCATAGACAGGTGTCGACTGGAAAGCAATGGCAACAATGGTACCACCAGTTTGACCGCCGCCACCCGTGCCGATAGCGAACTGCACTTCATCGCCAAGGGTTTCACCGGCAGCGTTCTTCATCTGAAGTTTTACAATGCCTTCTGTTTCCACGTTTACGTCGAGGTTAGCCGGAACATAGGCATAGGCGCCACCAGTTGAAAAGGCGTCCTTTCCCCCTTCCGCCGGTTCATCGGAAGTTTCAAAAACGGAACCGCCACCACCATTCCCGAAGGGTTTCCAAAGAGAAGGGGTCGCAAAATCGGACACAGCACCCTGGAACTGCCGGGTTTCCATTTCATACTCGCCTGTTTTGTAAGTAATGATGAGACCCGTTCGCTCATATTTGACGCCAGATTCCTGTTGATAGGAGACAATGGCGGCAATAGCGGTTTCAAGGGTATAGTAGCCGTCTTTCAATGGGCGGATCTCATCAACAATGACGATGGGGTGTGTTACATCGTCAGCGGGCGTGCCGCTCTTCATATCCTCAAGGGCTTGCTTATCCTCGGCGGACAAAAGGCCGGCTTGTTCAAGGGTAGCAGAAGGCAGACGGAAGCTGTCATCCGTTTCTTTACCGGTTGTTTTGGACACTTTCTTAAAATACACATCGAGATAGGAAGCGTCAGACAGGACGGAGAAAGAACCCGGTTTGATTATATCGGAAGGGATATTTTTCATTGTATCTTCCAAAGACTTTCCACGGTTGCCGGGGAAAGCTTCTTCTTCACCTTCCCCAAGAGACAACGGTTCAGGCAGACATTCAGAAGGAACTTTACTTTCTTCGTTCAAAGGAGCGATACCGTTCGCTTTTCCTATCCTTTCCTCAAAGTCATTTATTACAGAAGTCCATTTGCCCCATGCAACACTCTCATTGGAAACAATACCTATTCGTGAGATTGTACAAACTGTACCTAAATATACACCTTCGGCATTGTCTGACATGGTAGCCAGTTGTATACACGAAGTGAATGATTGACAAACCTTATTAAGCTCCAACCGTTCAATTTGTATATTTACAGGAATCTTAGACGAATCAACAGACAAAATACACCGATAATTCCCAATAGAAGAATCCCCGGAATACATTGTTTTTAATTTATCTTTAAAGCTACCAATAGTAGTAAAAGAGCCAATACTTTTAAATGGGTCAGTCAAAGGATTGGATTTATCAGACACTCCTGTTATACGTTTCAATAACTCGGCGTCTCCATCCGATAAATCTTTTGCAATCTTATTGACATTCTCCACTAATGCATCAAAATCACCATTCACCATTTTAGCAATGGTACTTGAAAGTAAATCAATAGATATTTTCCGACCGCCACTAACTTCAACGTACATATCTTTGGATAGCTCTGTTGTATCAGTCAGTTGCTCTATTGTAAGACTGTTTGTCTTCAACGCTTGTAACACAAGGCTAATAATCTGTTGTTTTTCTGTTTCTGTCATAATTCTCTTTTTTAATCATTTTCATATACCCATACAAGCTCAATGGTCATACCAAGATTATCTATGTCGCAATCATAGACATTATCAAGATAAAGTTGGAACTCCTTCAGAGCACCAATATCTCCACCGTTAATACCTTTCAAGACACATACACCATCCCTACTGATTACACTCCCTTCAATGAGGTTAGTATACGAATCTCCTTTATATAGTACAGCACGCAAATTTATCGAACCGTTGTCCAAATCGTTCTTTAGTCTATCCAGTCCATTAACTGTAAGTTTACCGTAACCTCTTCTACCAATATACTTGTTATCTATGTCAGTCGTCTTGATTGCAATCAAATCCCAATATGAATTTTCATCAACACCTGGGTGATGAATACTGTTGACAGTAACCATAGTATCACTATTAATAGAAACTCCAGTATTAGGAATAGCCTTAGTCATATTGATATATGCTCCGACCTCTGCAACCCCACTTTCTGAACCATACTTGATACTACGCATTCCTTCATCATCTGCTATCCTATAAGCACCGCTTTGTACACACCTCATAGCAAGCTGGTTATTCCATTCCAAAACTGGATTCATCGTTCTTACCTTCTGTAACATTTGATTGAACACAAAACTCTTCAATCCCTCTATTTGCTGGTTAAGTTCCGGAACATTACTTTCCTTTCTGGTATATCGAACACCATCAAAGTAGACGTAATTACAGCATAAGACACGATTCAATAATTCAGCAAACCACACAGGGCATCCCATCCCATTTCCAAGCGTGAATAATACTGTTGTATATTCGTGGCTGAATAGCTCAACAATATCCTCATCAGAGGTCACGAACTGCTCATTATCCACACCGAACGTCCATCCGTTATCTTTGAAACCACCAGGAACGCGAAAATCAAAAAAGTATTGCATCCCATCTATCCACCAGACAGCATCAAGACGCTGCTTATTATCTTTCATTGAATACTGAATAAGGCTGGTTTCTGATAACTCACATTCATCGTCCGTAACTTTAAAAATCTCACTCGTATTCCCATTAACTGTTACAGTATAGTATCCACATGGAAGCAATGAAATGTTATAGAAATAAAGAATCTTATCATCATTCATCTTCCATGAGCTTAATGATACAGGTGTAGATATATTACTTAAAAGATTATTAATGTAAACTATAGGCTCCTGCTCTTTGGCTGTCAAAATCAATTCAACAAAAATCCTGTCTGTACGTGCGAATAATTGCACATATTTACTCTTCGCTCCAAATTTATCGGTAGACGGAGAAAAAAACAGTGGGGTAAACGGGCTTATAATCATATTTCTAGGCTTTTGTTATTGAACGGACAAATAAATCATACTTCACTCCCTCTTTTCTCTCAACTGTGCTACTCACCTCTTTGATGTAGCCCTCGTAAACAAGGCCACCTTTTTGAATCTTAATCGTTCCATCATCTGTTTGTGGAATATCCTCATCAAAGGTTGTAAATGAAACATCTCCACAAGTGACCAAATGTTCTTCAAGTATAAAGTCATCAGTTAATTTCACATCATTGACTATAACATTGCTATTCCCATCCGAAGAAGCATAATGAAGAGAATCAGCGAACATGCCAATATACTTAGCATTAGCTTTCAACATAGCTTTCTGCCAATACATAACATTAAACATTGCATCAGGATTTAGAACACCTGCAATCTTCCAATCCGCATTCCTTTCTAGTACATATTCCGCTTTCCCAATAACCTTATTATAAGCGAGCATTGCGCCAACGATAAACACATCATTATCACTTTCGTTATCAGTAGAACTACTTCCCCTTTTCTGTGACACGATTTCCAAGCCATAAGCATCTGCACGATAAGGGCTCACTAACTCTAGTGTATTATCTGTTACTTGCAATCCAGTAGTATATTCAGCAGTAAATCGAAATTCATCACGACCATTCAAGCATTCATAATCAACTTTATCATAACCAACTTTAACTCGTGCATATATCCTAGAACTGTCTACTTTAAATTGAAAATCTGAAATGTTTCTTGATATATTCTTATTACCATTAAAAGTAAATAAGCTGTCACGATGGACAAACTTTACAATATCCCCCTCAATCTTCTGAACAAAGCCAAAACAGGCTTCCATCCAGTCTACAAACTTCGTATATGAGGTATATAATTTAGCAGACAATATCCCACGAATACTTTCGGCAGCCAAAATAAGGCAATTGTCCAACCGATTGTCTACACCGGAAGCTATCTCGCCTTTTATACCCCCTTTACCACCATTCATACTTTTGAGCAAACTATTCAGAACAGTAATAGGTTTTACCACATCTATATTGATAGGTGATGCTATTGAAGTCCATTTAATCTGTAGTGAATATTTAGAAAAATACACCTTTCCAGGTCCGTTAACATTCATATTACCTATCGGATCATGTATGACAAATTGAAGACATTCACCATCTTGAAGATCTATTGCATAAACATCCCGATATTGTTCGGGTCTATAAGTGTCTTTTTCTGTTGTATGTGTATTTCCTGAATAATCGGTATTTATCCAACTCGCAATAGTGCTTGTGGTACCGTTCCCATCAACTTTAGCAAGTGTCAACATTACATCTCCTCTGCCTAAATAAAAGTTGAATTCGGGGGTTATATATACCTTGACTGGTTTATGCGCCCTTAAAAAAGCAGGTACAGAAGTATCTAAAGTCACAGAATTTATTTCTACAGGACTATCTGATTCTGGTAAGTCTTTTTCTACGACTTCCAATGGAAGAGACTGGAATATAGTTTTTCCTGTTATATCTCTTGAGAAATCAACATATTGCCCTCCATCTTCTAAAGAGTATCCACCACATATATAGTTCGCGTAGTAATTAAACGGTAGTCTATCATAATAAAGCTGATATACATCTTTTATCTCATCTACCGAATATTCGTACTGCGTTCCTTTGTTAGCCTTTATGATATTAGCGACACTATCATCTATCGAATTAATAGAAACAGTATTTCCATCATAGGTCAATGAACCGAAATCCAGTCGGCAACTGAAGAATTCTTCATAAGTATGAGAATTAGTTATAGTATAAACAGTGATACTAGCATTAGAAGCTAGGTATTTGCTCAAATACTCCTCCAATATGAGATCATAGGCTTCTCCCACAAACTGGAATTTTGAAGTAAAGGTTCTAGTTATTCCTTCAAGTCCGGAGCGTTTACGGGAAAACTTTATTTCATCCCAATTCTGAATACAAGATTTGGGAATATCATAGGAAATACTATCAACGGTAAGTACATATTTACAAAGCATTTTAACTCCTTTTGAACGTTCACGAGCAAATATATAGAAAAAGCCAACCGGTTTTCCGATTGGCTAAATTCTTGAAAATCACGCATTACAAAACACAGATGTAAGCATCAGATTTTAAGCATATTACGAAATTATCTAGTAAAAATAGAATTTATAAGGTAACCGGAATCAACTTAAAAACTATGTATCAATATAGTCTTTATATAAGATTTTATTCACTTTCAACTTATAAACGTTATTAGGATCATAATCCATCTTAAAATACTGAACTCCTTCTCCTAAAATTTGCATTATATTCTTTACATTACTTTCAACGCATCTATAACCGAAATAAATCGCTTCAATCATAGAGTTCTTATCAAGAGGAATTTGAAGATGATCATCTTTACAGCTTGGGTCATAACTAATTAATCTTATTTCATTTTCATATTTCCATTCTGTAGATTTCCATATAAACAAACTATTTGTATCTTTCTTTTTAGTTAAAATATCACATTTCTCATTTTTAGAGAGATAATGCACCCTCTTTAAATATTTATGAGAATAACCATTACCCTGAGCCTGTTTTATAAATACCGTTGAAAGTTTATATCTAATACAAAAACCTTTATGAGCATCAGCATAATGAGACCACATGACCACCTTTCTTATTAGGTTATTATCTAAACTTAATTTTTTATTTCCGACAAAACTTCTAATTTTAAAATATTGAAAAGAGTCACTGAAAGGCTTTATATGAGCATTATTTTTACAAATTCTATTCAAATTACTTTCACTTGACCACAAAAGAAATAGACTATCAAAGGGGTCATTCATTTTAGAAGGATGACACACTGTTATAGTATTTGATATTAAATCAGACAAAGAATAAATACTCACACTTCTAAATGAATAAACAATTCCTGACTTTACACCGTCAAAATCAGACTTTAATTGGATAGAATAATACTGTGACTTTATGTAAAATTCAGTCGCTTTATCTTGTTCACCTAGGATTGCATATATTTCTCCTGCAGCTCTATAAACATATGCTTGCAAAGAAGGGAAAAAAGTTCCCAACTCACACTTTAAATCATTTTCATCATACGCTTCAATCATATGAATAGAAGTATTAATTTCTATCATTGCGTTAGATAAATCTTGCTTATCCAAATACACACGTGCTTTCAAATAATGTGCCTGATAACAATCTATATCATCCAACCTAGAAAAATACTCTTCTTGCGTTATTTTAGAACCATAAAATTCATTAGCAAGTACCTCCAATTCATTTGTGGTTATTATTTTTTCATCCATTATAGTTTATAAAAAAATTATTCAAAATTAAATATTCAAACATAATATATTTTCGTGATATTATAAAGTTAATTCTCTAATAAGTCACACTATTAATATTTGAATTCTTGAAGTAGCATTTTCCGACCAGAAGAAATACGACTTCTTACAGTTCCAACAGGAATGTTCAGGATTTCACTTATCTCATCATAAGAATACCCACTAGCATAATACATCACACTATCAATACAACGAGATTTTTTAGCACACCGTTGTATTGTAGAAACCAAATCATCAAACAGTATTGAATGAGCTGTACAGTTAGAAATGGCACTTCCGTCTACCATATCAAGCCCTGTAAAATGTATAAGGGAATTTCTATTGTATCTTATTATATAAGTATTCCTCATTATAATAAGACACCACGGTTGAAGTGGTTTAGAACAATCAAATTTATCACGATTCACAAGTAGCTTATAAACTGTATCACCGGCTAAGTCTTCAGCATCTTGCATGGAACAGCAGAATTTTCTTGCCACCTTTAATATCCAAGGATATATTTCTGATAATTCCTTTTCAAAGTCCATTGTCAGCCCTCCTTATTAGGTGTATCTTCGGTTCGCCATTAATGCACCTTTCCACATATTTCCGGTGCATGATACTTTGTTCGTGCATTTCCTTAGCAGAACGCTCGATTGAACTAATAAGAGTGCCTATATCGGGGGGCAATAAGGCAATCATTTTTTTTACCTCGGACACTTCTGCCGTTATCCGATTACACTTCGTCTCTAATGTACGTAATTCTGACAATAAAACATTGTATAAATGCCTATTTATACAATGGATGCTGTTTTTTTTATTCATAAAAAAGTCGTTTGTGATTCTAAAGGAGATGTACAAACGACTGTATGAAATAATTCGCTTTAATTAAAAATTAATCGAATTACAGCATATATGTAATACCAATATTATCATGTGCTTCTTTTTCTGATCGATATTTCAACATCAGCTTGATGAACGATATTCGCATAGACAGCAGCATTAATTACGCGGGAATCAATACTCATTTTAAAGAATGTCATTAGAAAAGCAATCTCGGCATCAAAAGAAGAACGAATTTGTTCAGGAGTAGCCTTACTTCCTTTATGTTCCTCACTGCGTCTTTCCTCGTTCCGTTTTTGCTCAAAAATTGCAGAATGAAGCAAATAATCAAGCTTCGATATAACTTGCTCATCACTCATATTCCGGATATCTACATTTAGTTGACCCAACACCTGACGAACATCATCATAAAAGCCAAGAGAAACAAGAGTCTGACATATACGAAGGCTCAATAGTTTGGCACGTTCCTTCACCATATCCTCTTTGTCCATAATCATAGCCTGCATACCTGAAGGATTAACAATGCTTCTGTATTCGATAATTAATTTAGATGTCATCTCTTTAAGCGTGCTTTCAGACACAGATCCGCGGTCCGAAAGCAAACAAGCATAGTTTCCACATGAAAGCTCAATGAAATCATTCAATGTTATCTGATTTAATCTTTCAATCATAGCTATTTCAGTTTAGACAACTTATACAGTTCAAATTCACGGTTAGACGCATCCTGACGCTGCATTTTAAGACTCTTCATCAAAAGGAGATTTGTTTTATCAACCCTTTTTTCTAATCGGGAATAATCATTGAAAACAGTGGTATCACCGGAAGAGGATGCAAAATATGTCGGTGAAAATGTAGGAAAGTCCCAATCTGGCATATCAAAATTAGAGATATCTATCTTATCAACATCAGGAAAGACTTGTGCACCTTTAGGAATATCAACTAAAGTTGGAGTAGCAGGAGTAATCCATGCTTTTCCGGAATACATAATAACTTCATGCTTACCAGCATCACCAACTAAAGCGGTACCGCCGGGATGTCTATCATTTCCTTTGGTACCTTCTGCATAAGAAGGAATAGGAGTTGCAAGAATAGTTGCAACCTGAATTGCTCCCATGGCACCAATAACAATAGATAAAGGAATATTCGGTAATGCTTCAGTTATTGCCAGTGCAGTAGCTATTCCAGCCTGCGCAACACTAGTCGCCTTTTCCCAAATGGCTTGTTTACGCGCCATTTCTTGTTTTTGTTTTTCTAGTTCAGCATTTTTTGCTTCTGTCAAAGATTTTGCAGCACGTTTACGTGCTTCTGCTTCTTCTTCGGAAATAGCACCTGACTCTGCCAGTTTATCAACCCGTTCAACATCTTTGTCATATTTTTCATCATTAGCATCCTGCTCTTCCTCTATCTTATCAATTTGAGCATCATAAAGTGTAGAAACAAGATTTCCAATAGTCCCTACAGCTTGTGATGCAGTTTGCAACCATTTTTTGAGATTCTTTTGGCGTTCTTTTAACGCTTTATCTTCAGCTTTAGTAATATTTTGAATAGCACTTATCTGTAATTCTGCCTCCTTTTTAGCGAGAGCAGCCTTCAAAACATACAACTGAGTAACAATCTTAGTACGTTCTTCAGCAGTAATATTCTCAACGGTTAATTCCAGTTCCAAAGCTTCAATCGCTGCTTCAGTAGTCTTATGTGCATATTCAAGTTGTAAATTGTATTCCTCTATCGCATATTGCTCTTCTGTTATTAGCTTGGATGTTAACTTCTTTTTAAGAGCAAGCGTATCCATAACATATGCAGCATCCCGGATTTCCTGCTCATGCGCTGCATTCTCTGCAATTAACTGCACCTGATCGGATGCATGTCTTTCGTTAAGTTCTTGTTTCTTTTTTGCATATTTTTCGTCAATGAGAAAAACATCTTCACCTGTTTTCTCCGCTGCATCAATTTCTGCTTCACGTTGCAATTCCAACTGGTGCAATTTCAAATCAAGTTCTTCCTGGGACCCCTTTTTTACAACAGCAAGAGCGTTCTCAACATCCTTCTTCTCACGATCAGAATTATACTTAATAGTAAACTCATCTAGCTTTTCCTGCATTTCCTTAGCTAAATTCTGACGTGTAGCAATTTCCTCTTTGCTATTACCCTTGACGGCAGCAATCTTCTTCGAGTAAGCAACACCAATTTTAGCAAGTTCTTTCTCCAGTCCCTCATCCATAAGAGCTAGTTCTGACTCCTGATAAGTTTCATGAATTTTCAGCTTCTCTTTGAGAGCTTTTTCCTGTTCACGTTTTTCTTTATCAGTAAGTACCTTTACTGAATTCCCCTTTGTACCACCATTCTCTTTCAAATCAATGGTATCAAGTTGTTCAATAAGAGATTCTGTTATTGATGAAATAGCCTTCTTACCTGCAGCAGCTTTAGTTGCAACATCGATCTCATCTTTAATGACATTATTTGTGCGTCTCCATGAGGTCAGAATTGTAAAGAATCCCCTGTCTTTCAATTCTCCTTCCAATTTCTTACGATTATCTATAGCTAATTGATAATCACTATTTTCATATTCCAAACGAGACTTCAATGTTTCAATATAATCCTCTTTAGCCTTTTTGGCCGCCTCATCAGCAGACATTCCTGAATTTATATATTCTTTATACAACCTCTGCATATTTCTAGCATTCTTCTCCAAAATATCAGATTTCATCATCTCTTTCTGTGCAAAGGCAACAGCCTTATTGTCTGCTTCATCTTGTAATTCAGAATACCCCTTCAGCTGTGTAGCAACATTCCTCAACCCTCTTGCCAGAAAATCCAGGACATCCTTCATTATACCCTTGGAATCATAGAAGGATAACATAAATGCTTCCCACGCAGAAGAAAGTCCCGCAATAGAACCTTTAACATTGTTACTCATGGTATCTGCCATATCTGCTAGTTCTTTATCCACGCCTGTAATTTGGTCCCTCAATGGAACAATTTTATCAGAAGCTGTAAGAAAAGCATTGAAAGCGGCGACACTCCGTTTATCTGTTAATTCTAAAGTTGTATTCAAATCTACACCTTGTTCTTTCAGTTTCTTTAAGCCAGCAACCAACTCAGGCAATGTTTTTACAGGTTCTCCAAGTGCTTTAGCTAATTTGCCATTGCCATCAGCCAAATTCAACAAAATATTACGAGTGGCTGTTGCAGACATTGAAGCATCAAAACCTGCATCTGCAAGCTTTCCTAACAATGCCAAAGTATCTTCTATTTGGAAATTGAATGCCTTTGCAACTGGACCAACAATAGGCAAGGCGGTAGCTAGGTAAGAAAAAGATAAGGCACTCTTTGATGTAGCAACAGCCATAGCAGATACATAACGTTCTGTTTCTTTAGTGCTAGCATTAAACATTCTCAATGCAGCACCAGACAATGCGGCTGCATCCGAAAGTTCAGCTCCAGTTGCTTGTGCGAATCGTAATATGGCACCTGTCGAATCTAATATTTCACGACGTGTAAAACCTAATTTGGCTAATTCTATTTGTAGTTCAGTAGCTTGTGCAGCTGTATATTTCGTTGTTGCTCCTAATTGACGCGCATCAGTGGTTAATTCTTTGATATTGTCAGCCGTCGTACCTAAAATCGCTGCAAGTTTGCTATTAGCAAATTCAAATTCAACAATGGAACCAACGCCTTCACGCAGCTGCGTAAACATCTTAACAATCCCTCCAACAACAGCTTGTGCACCAATATATCCAGCAGCCCATCCTTTCAATCCTGCACTAACTTGGCTTAGCCCAGGAGCCATCTCCGTTTTAAGCATCCTTCCTGCATTCCGGGCAATAATACCCATATTCTGCATGGACTTATTACCGTTCTGTATCTCAACCCATGCAGCCTTTACTTCTTCCCGGTATGCACCAATTGTCATTTTCTGTTGACTATATCGATCGGAATTTCGCTTTATGTAATCAGTGTTGATTCCAATAGTAGAATTAAGACGGGCAAGTGTACGAATATAGTTTTCATCCGTATCTTTCAAAACATCAACAGCCTTTTGCAGCTGCTTATTCATTTCCTTTGCTTGTGAACGGCTATGTACTTCCTGATTAGTCAAGATAATAGCAGTTCTGATAAGTTTCAAACGTTCTTCTTCAGATAGAACAGCTTTCTTACGAGTAGCATTACCGGCATTCTGCGCTTTTGTCAAGTTAGCTTCTGCTTTAGCAGCCTTTTCCAAGGACACAGCATTATCCGAGTTTGCTTTGGTTAGTTTCTTCAGTTCAGCAGCAGATAATTTCTCTACATTTAGCTTTTCCTCTATCTTCTTACTGACAGTTTGAGTTATTTCAGACTGTCTTCTAAGGGCTTCGGTTAATTCAGCAGATGCAGAACCAGCCGTTTTTGCTTGGGTATTATAAAGATTACTCAACTTTTCAAGATCAGCAACGCCTTCTACATTTAGTTTCAAACCTTTTGCTAATTCTTTGGCCGCATTAGCATAATCAGCCCTCACACGCTCAATAGTATTATCAAGCTCCACCAATTTCTGCAAATCGCTCTCATCAACGAAATCTTTTAATTTTAAATCTGCCATAATTACAGGTAATGTCTATATTCAACAATCTTTCCTTTTATCTCAACTCCTAGTTTATCAAAAGCATAGGTACCATCTTCTTTCTGATAAACGACATACATGCAACCATCCAAGACAGCTGCTTTCTTTGCCAGATCACTGATACGTTCCAGTTCACTCTGCATCTTTTTTATTTCGCAACTACAAGCCATTTTCTACCGATATCCACATTCTGAAAAGAAACGTTCCATCCAAGGACGGAGATACATAATATTAAAGTACTCTTTAGCTGTATCACCAATGCCTAAAATCTGCTCACCGTATTTCTTCTCAATAGAACTACCGTCCGTAAATCCTTTCGTTGAGAATCGAAGCCCGGAATCAATTCTATCGGCAGTTATGCTATCATAGAAAGTACCAGTAATAAAGAGGTTAGGTACCTCAACCGGACGCGGTGGCAAATAAAGCATCTCACTTCTAAGAGGTGGAGTTATCCTCTCCTTCCATCGTTTATATTGTTCCGCACGGTTCTGCCAGGGACCGGGCTCGTTAAAATAGGTGTCAGTATCATAATCAGGATTCAATAGATGTTCAGTACCGTCCAGACCGGAATATAATTGCTCCTGAATGCAATCAACGAGCACATTCTTATGTTCTTCCATACACCTAATACATTCCTCTTCAAACCCGGATGCAATGGAATGAATAACTCTATGTAATTCATCAAAATCTGCCATACAGTAAAAATATAACGGGCCGGGCTGTAATCACACCCCAGCCCGTCGGTTACTTAGTTATCGCATCGTACACTTCCGAGAGCTTCTTCTTGCGGTCAGCTTCCTTCAGTTCCTGCCACACGACTTTAATGTGCGCATTAATAAACTCTTCCTTCGTCATGCCCTTCACAGCAACCTCGACGAACGTAACATTATCTACCTTCATGACACCTGCTCGATACCTCTAATTCCTTTTTCATACAATACAGAAGGAGCTTTCAACGAAGGAACCGCCCCGGCTTTAGGAACAATGGTAATGATACCATCCGAATATGTAGCAGAAGTTACGTTATTCATAACTTCAGCAGCACCATCAGCAATAAGACTGCCAAATTCTTCTGTACGGTCATAACCACCAACAACTTCAACTATTTTGTAAGTATTTTCGGCCTCCAACTTTTGAAACACAACATCAACCAAGCCTTTAACGAAATTCTTGGGATTGAAGTCTAACTGCACATAGTCAAAGTGCAATTGGCTGTCTTCCACATCTTCATGTGAAAAACTAACAGTCATCGCAGACTTAGCACTACTGGTCGGGTACTGTGTCACGGTCGGGTAAACAGTAGACATCGGAATACCGGCAAGGATATCAGTGTCATCATTATAACCGATCAACATATTATCCTGATTCCAAAAGTAAACGTCCCATCCTTTATTGGCACATTTCAGAAGCTGGGCATTCAAAACCTCATCAAATTTCTTCAAAGTGAAGGTGTCTGTTTGAGCGCTAAGCCCGTTGTATTCACTTGCACCGTACCCTACAGGATTAACTTGAGGCTCTCCACCATTCTTGGCATACTCCAGGAATGGCAAAATAGGGTAAATACGCCCGGGACGGTCTGCATGGCACAATTCGAGCAACTTCTCACCTGTTATATCAGCAGGGAGTTTGACACCATGTTCTGTCAAGATAGCACCTTTGACTTTTTTCCAGTCAATGCTACAAGCAGAACTACCAGTGTTCATCCGGGAACCCTTACACGTTCTAATCTTTCTCATTTTCTTCTACAATTAAGATTATTAATTTTTATTTCCATCGAGCGTATATTTATGGCATCAATCGGCTCGCTCACAGCCTCACCGGAATCTGTATAGGCTCCGTATCTGCCATATGAATAGTTTTCTGAATAACTATGTTTCACTTTTTCGTCATAGTCGCAGTCGAACCGGGAATCTTCATATAATACTTCCAACAAACGTTTATAGATTGGCCGAAGGATATTTTTAAAAGATGTGATTCTGCGCATCTCATTGCTCCACTCTTTACAAGAAGAACATGCTATAATTAACGAAACCTTTGCTTTTGAAAAATAATCCGCGTCACCTCTATCTTCACTTATTGGAGTGAATAGTGCAACCAATGGAAACTTCCTTTCAGACTGGGCAGAAGACTTACTGTATTCATCTAAAATATCTTTGATATATTGACTGCTACCGAAGATGTAATTCAATCTTGGGGACTTCACTACTTTAGTTCCCCCTTTCCCATTTGGATAGAGGATTTCAAGCCCTTCTGGAAGTTCCTTTACAATCTCCTCAAACAGTTCTGTTATATCTAAATCTATCATAAATTGAAAGCATTAATTGGGGTCAAAAGATTCTTGGTTATTTTCACATCAAAAGGACAATCATTCGACATAGCCCATTCAACAAACTGTTTGTTCTTCTCTACCATGCTATTCCATGTGCTTACTTGTCTCTTCAAAGGAGCTACATATTCATTAGCGCATTTCAAACGGACAAGCCCGGTTATTGTAGCCTGTGTGTTTGCGTCACGAAGAATATGATAAAAGACATAGTCAGCGAACGGTTCACACAACTTCTCGCACAATATTGCATATCCGGACTGGGGTTCTTCTTTCTCTTCTGAAATATCAACTTCATTTGAAGAATCTTCCTTTTCCCGTTCAATAAGCTCCAAATAATCTGTGATAGCTTGGGAAAGAGTCACACCAACAACATTCCGGAGAAATTCGGGCTGAAATGCCTTAATATACCCATTTATCACCTCATTCACAGCAAGAGATTGGGGCGAAGGCATTTCAACGACCGAAACATTCTCAATATGCCTGGGACCTGACATAAAATATGAAACATCAATCAACATAGCGATAGTTATTTAGAAGTCTTGCCTTTCCCGGTTTTCTTTTCATCTTCTACGGAAACGGCTTTATCATCTGTAACAGTTACCTCCTTGGCATCTTCCTCTTGCAAATCTTTTGAATCGGCAACCGGAAGATTCTTTTCATCAGAAGGCACCTGTACTTCAAGTTCTGCAATGCGAGCTTTCATTGTTTCACGCTCTTCTGTCAGTTCAACAATTGTCTTATCTTTCTCTGCAATGGATGCAGTAAGCCTGCCAATCTCTTCATTTTTCTCTGCAAGCATACATTCCAATGTCTTTCGGGCATCTTCTTCTGTAACAAGACCACATTCGGAAATAGGGATGAGTTGAATCATCCCTCTATTAATCCGAATGCGTTGCTCTTTAAGCACATTGGTTACATCCTTATCGTTACCTCTAAGTATGTAATCCATAATCCTACGCTTTAGTTATTGCAGTCTTCAATGCGGCCAAATCCCCATAAGCGAAAGCCCACGGCATATAAATCGGGAAGATAACTTCTTCTTGTGCCATCAATACAACCTCGTTGCAAAGCTTGGTCTCCACATCTTCAGCCCATTCAAGTGTCAAAGTGGTATAATCAACCAAATTTGCGGCTTGGTTGAAGTCACCCAAAAGATACTTACCGGGAAGAATACCACCGTACTCGATAATCGGGCGACCGGCAATATATTTCACCCCATCAACCATTTTAACGATACCAAGATTACGTCCTGTCGTATCTTTCTCTGATTCCATACCGTTAACAGCCATTGGATTAAGAATAATAGCATTCGGGAAATACTGGGCATATGTCATTGCGGCGAAAGCTGTTTTCACTACATCTTCAGAGTTGGGTTCCTCAATGTTCTTAAAGCCGGCTTCATGAACACTGAATGTCATTTTATCCGTAGCCGTTTCAGCACCGGAGAACGCGACGCCAGGAATAAGGATACGACCATCTTCCATTTTCACAAGAGCGTGTGTTTTGTTCAGTTCTGTAAGAACAGCGGCACCAGCGAACGTGATACTCATTCCATCAAGAATCAAATCCTGTGGTTCTGCAAACTCTACAATCACATCCTTATCACCATTATATCCGGTAATAGCTTTTACAGCACCGGCGGCACCTGTAACAATGGCTGTACTGATAATCTTCTCTACAGAAGTCACCCCAGTATTATTAATAATACCAAGCAAATTCTCACCGTTACCGTCACCAAACAAGATGTTCCAGTCTTCTGCCATCCAAACAGCTTCAGGAAGCATGTTCAAGATGTAGGAACGAATGTACACTCTTGATTTCAACATACGTTTTGAGATACGAATATGAGTACCAAGGCGCTTAGTTCCTGTCTGTATCTCTTTTACCTTGATGCTTGATTCAGGCAAACGACCGTTCTCTGTTACAAAACGGGCATTGCGGTTGAAAGCATATACTTGCGCATAGGCGAGTTGAGGATATGCAGGATCAGCTGTCAGCGTCGTTAATACATCACGCATATGCAACTTTTTGTTGGCAACCTGAGTCACAACACGTTTCTGTTGTTGAGTTATCAACAAATCACCAGTGTAATTGTCAGTCATGGAAACGACATCTTTCAAGGAGAAGCCGTCAAATTCTCCTGATTTGCGTGTTTTTCCTTCTGCGAAATCTCTGAATTTTTCAGAATCAAGCATCTCGTTCAACTTCTCATCGAACTTGTTGATAGCATTCATAGACAAGCCCTTTTGTTTCATTTTCTCAATACTTTCTCCAAGGGTCTTTACCTGGGCAACGAGTTCTTCATTGTCTTTAACCAATTGCTGAAACTTCTCATTGTCATAGGATTTCAGCAATTTATTAATATCGTCAAACTGTTTTGATACCTCATCCGGTGATGCAATTCCTTCAAGGGACTTGTTTACTACTTCACACATCATGCCGACGATGTTTTCCATAAACGCCTTCTGTTCTGCCGGCAAGCCGTCCGTTTTCAGATTAAAATCTGATACTGTAAATTTTCTAATTGGCATAAAATTTAAATTTTAAGTTATTTATTCTCGAAACAGCTATTCAAACTCTTAAAATCGAGTAAAGTGCCATTATCAGCGGCTTTAATCGTCACTTCATCGTTCCCATTTTCCCCGTCATTCTTTTCTTGAGTGTCAACAGACGGCTCATTTTTTCCGGTGGTATTTTCAGAAGTGTTTTGCAGAATAGCATTCGAACGATATACTTTTCCCCAACAGTGGGGACATCTTACATAATTCATAAGGTCTTGTAGACCCTTTTGAGAAAATTCTTTCTTTTCTGATTTGACAGAATCAATAAGAGAAATTACTTGGGTTCTAATCTCCGGAGTGAGCTTCTCCATTTCTTCCCTTACAATGTCCTGTGTTATCCATCTCTGATAATCAGCAGCATAATCTAATACCTGTTGGGCAAAGGTATGCTCTGTTTCTGCATCATAATCAAATTGATGACCACAATGAGGACATGAGACAACGGCACCACCGTTGAGGCTCTTCAGTAATAAACTTAATTCCATATCGTATCCTTTTAAACGTTCATCACTATATCCATGCTGCAAGAACGCTTTCCGAACGAAATCAACAGCCTCCTTTACCTGGTCGGCAGTAGCAGACTTAATATTCACAAGGAAAGTCTGGGGATTACTCCCCCAACTTGTCAATGTTGAATATTCCATCATACGCCATTCAAGCACTTTACAGGGATCAACAGAATCTCTTTTAATGGCCTTGACCCCAATAGAATGTTCAAGTGTTCTGCCATTCTCTGCAAACAGTTTATAATCAGCTAACGTATCACGGCCAATCTGTTTTTCAAGATTTAACTGACCGACCATAACCAAATTACCTTCTGTTTCCTTACCACTCAACGGAACACCTAACAACTGGTCTGTACGATGATTCAGGAACCAACGCATCCGACCAATATTTTCTTTCAATGTCTTATTGAATGAGCCGGGCATAGATATGTCATTTTGTGAGTCCTTCACACCGATACCATTCACCGCAACGGTAACGATACCCTTCTCATCAACATCATTTGCCTTTGTCTTGTACTGAAGGCTTTTGATTTTCTCTTCCATCTTTTTCATCTCCACTTTTAGTGTTAAAAACTCGATTTACTTTATCCAGTTCCTCATCTGACATATCAAATTTCAATTTGTCAAACAAGGGATTTTCTATCATACTTTCACCTATTTGGGCACGCCAGTCATTGAGCGTTATAAGCCCACATGAGAATTGTTCACGACAACGTTTATTTATATTTGTCTTTACGTCTTCGGATTCTTTCAATCCTTCCTGCAAACAATCAACATCAGAGAAATCACAATCCAAATAATATCCCCCTCCTTCAAGACCAAGGAAAGCAGTAAAATCCTTGCAGAATTGTTTGGCCATAGGAATAACAGTTGAACAATATACGCTCTTTTCAGCAGTAGCCTGATTGCTAAATGTGGACTGGTCTTTTCGCGGAACAAGAACGGCAGGGATGCCGTATGCCCCTGCAATATTTATTGCATCAGCCAAAGTCTCTTCAAACGGCTGTAACTCTGCAATAGAAAGATTAGTACGAACAAAGTCAATATCTGCATCTGAAATACCATAAGGTACCTGGCCCTTCCTTACACCATACTTCTCAAAATTTTGCTTCAAAAGCTGTTCCTTTTCATCGTCAGTCAACGCTATTGAACCGGTAGCATCAGTTTTCTTACTTACAATAAAGCCCAATCCACCCCGCTTTACATAAATCACATTTCTAGCTTCATATACAGCTATTAGATTTGACATTGGCTTATTTTGGGAAGCAAGACGACTTTTGGACTTCAAGAACATAGCCCCTGAATAGAACTCTGCACTTCCGTCTCTATCATGCCATATTTGGTATGGAGGAATTTCCAAACTACCATTCCAACCATACTCCAAACGATAGCTACGAATAATATCTTCTGTTTGGGCAATACCAAACAATGGCATATTCCCGTAAACAGGTTCTACAATAGTCTTATCAGAAGGTAGCACCCAATAATTATCGCAATATCTCCATTTTTCAGCTGTAGAAAAGACATCAGGCATAGCGGCACGAATAAAGCTATTCCCTGTACACAATTTATAAATATGGTGCTGATAAATCAATTCTTTCCAACGCATCAAACAATTAGGACGACTAAGTATGCCATTCATTCGTTTATTCGCCCATACTATACTGTCATCCTTAGTTTTCTTCAATTGAAAATTAGCACCTGCAATTCGCGATGCAATATAATCGATCGGGAAAAAGACTTCAGGTATCGTACTGAATAGCGTTAGATAGTTACTGCCCGCTACAATAGGACTAGTAAGGTCCTCAATGTATGCAACTGACCATTTTTCAGCCTTGCCACTTTGAGTATCTATATCCTTATTTTCAGATGAAGTAACTATTTCAACTTCACCTTTAGTCTTAGATTTCTTTCCAAATAGATTATCAAAAAAAATATTCATTGGGTTCCTTTTTGAGCAAAACTAAGTAAAAAGGAAAACCGTTTTCCAAAACCCTAAAATCTTGAAATTACGAGAGCATAGTAATTTTAGTATAACACATTTATTTTCAAATACATAAAGCACAAATCAATTCAAACCTAATTTTACAACGAACTGTACTAGCCCACTCAAAACAGCACTGGCCTCTTTTGTTTCACTATCTTTATTATAGTCCATCAGATTATTCATGAAGGCAACATATTCCGTATCAGATTCTATTTTTGATGCAGAAAAAAGAATACTATTTTTCACATAATCAGATGTTGCAGCAATACGCTTGTCTACATCCGGGAACTCTTTCATTACACGAATCTCTTTGCTTGTACTAGAACGGAGTTCCCGGATAAAAGGGAAATAAGCATCCGTACATTCAATTACACATGAATCAGATTCATGGGACAAAATAGAAGAACGTATATCTTCTGTTGAAGTAGTATCCATAAATACGACATCAACAACATGCCATTTATTTCCACATCTAAACGCTTGTATAAGGACAAATTTCCCATTAACATTCGGCATCACATATAGAATCTTCTTAGTGTATTTACATTCGGTATCTGGATTAAAGAAATTAATAGTGCCATTACAAGCATACAAGTTCCTTTTTCGTCGGTTACTAAACTCTATATACTGCTCACTACACAAATCCACAACGACATATCGGAACGTATCAGACAGGTGTCCGTGCTCCTCATAAGTCTGCAAGGTAGTTTTATTCTTGACCTTAGTTTTAAGAATGGCACCGTTAGCATCTTTCTGTACGCTCATGTAGTCCTCAATAGATACCGAACATGATTCGTCAATGTGTATCTCTATACCGGGAACAGTACAATCAAAAATGGCATTAATAAACTCACCGGTCATGGCAACACTCGGATTCTTGTTGCCTACCTTATCTTCAATCTCGAATCCTTCTTTCTGCAATGTATCTATGAATAAGTCCATCCAGGAACGCTTCTCATCGTCAATGCTGTTTGCCGCTTTCGTTGATGCATCACCATGTACATATAACCTATCAGAATATTGGATAGATTTCAGATACTTTGCAACAAGTTTGGAGGCTTTCTTTACTGTATTGTTTGGGCTTTCAGCGCACGTTTCATGGAATTGCCAAACCTTGGTACCAGTTGTGAAATCGACCTGCCAATATGATACACTAATATACGGAAGCACGTTGTTATCGACAGAGATATGAATAGGTAAGTCCGGAACATACTTATGTTCACCGGAATGTTTGCCACGATTGAAGGAACCGAAGAACTCACTACCGGTACGAATGACACCCCATTCTCCCAATGCGTACACATTGTAATAGTCCGGATCGTGAACTCTATCATACTCAAAGTCGGCAACACATTGCTCATCATAGAAACCATACGCACCGTCAGGACTACCGACCACCCAAAAATTATTCAAATAGGTAGATTGGATAATAACTGTATTAGGTGCCTGTTCCTCGATTTGCTTAGTACGAAGATTAAGTATTTGCCTGGGTGCGTTCTTTCTTACGGATTTGACCTTGGTAAGTTCTTTCGGCAACTCTTTGCCGGCAATGGTAACCGTCATCGGTACATCATGCCATTTATCTTTATCAATAAACTCTTTCTTTATCCAATGGCTTTCACTAATCGGGTTGAAGGTACAAATAATCTGCTGCCCTTTCTTACCACGCAAACGCTTACGTAGCTGCTTGAAATCCGGATGCTCGAACTCTGACCATTCCTCTAACTGAACTCGCTTATAGTTAGAGATACCTTTTATCTTCTCCGGATCGTCAAGACCGGAGAAATCTATCTTCGCACCATTTACTAGACATTTAATAGTATTCTGTTGGAATTTAAACAAATGGGATATGCCAAGACCGATCGCAGCGACCTTATAATCTTCATAAATGGTTTTGAGAATAGAAGCTCCTACCTTACGCATGACAAGAGTGTTCTCACCATCCTGTAATGTCTGTATCAGTATTGTTTGTGCCACACTATACGACTTACCGGAAGATGAACCTCCATAGAGAATGATAAAACGGATAGTCTCATCATTCAAGTACTTCAATAGATAGAATCCGTTAGGATTTAGCTTCTTATAATTTATAACCATATTGTTCTAAAAGTAAGGTTTCTCCGTAGGATGAATACCGGATTTTACAGTTCAAATTGTTCTATTCTTCCGAATTCTCATTATCTTCAAATCCGATACGAAGTTCACCGACTTTATTTCCGTCTCCACCTTTGATGTTGACATTCTTATCGGCTTCCCATCCATTCCAGGCACCAAGAATCCGGGCGGCTTCTGTCTTGCCGTTGAACTCATAATTAACCACTCCTCTATTATTCTGAATCTTCTTCAACGCATTACGGGCGCGCTTTGGAAGTTGGGACGGACTTCTCATCTTTGTTTTCCCGGTAACAGGGTCTACATAATGTAAATCATCGGGATCAGCGAGTACAATATCCATTAATACCTTCTCGACCGTTTTCCTCTCTACTTCAGTCTCTTTCGCCCTCTGTTGCTTAATCTCACTTATCCTTGCACTAACCTTGCTATTGGCTAACAATCTGCTAGCAGCACTCCAAATCGTTTCAGGTTTCATCTTTGACGCATCATAAGACATCCTATATGCTTCACTAGCATTACCTTCTGTATCAACGTAGTATTTACAGAATTTCTCTTGCTTGAATGTTAATGGTTTCTCTTGCTTTCCCATATCAATTGTTATTTATTCCTACGAGAAAAAGAAGCTGCTCTCTATCCTTTAAAAGCTCATAGGTGGCAAGCAGTGTGCTGCCAGTTGTTAATATGTCATCATACACTATTATTTTCTTTTCCTTTATCGGACGAAGAAGAAAGAATTCTGGATTCAATCTATCTTTAGTTAGGCACTGGATTGCATTCTCATAGAATGGTATTTTCACCGCCCCCGCAATTTTCGTACAGATAGAGGTTGAAAAATGAAAGCCCTCGTTGTGTCTCCGTCGCGGTGTGGTGACTATACACCATCCTTCACATCCTCCTACAATGAAGCGGTGGAGAAACTCACACGCTCTCTCTGCAAAGAATGATGCAAGTTCCTCCGACTGTTTAATTTCTGAAAAGCTGGTACCAGTCTTGGAACGGGTGAACTGGGAGATGTAATAGATATCACCCTTTTTATGGAGTGATACCTTTTCTTTCAGATCACATAACCGTTCCTGATGAGACCAGCTCTTACATTTCACCGCTTCCGGCTTATCCCAGTCATCAATACGACATATCTTTCCCTTTCTTTTCATCAAAAATCTTCTTTACTCCATCCTCGACAGATGTATAAGACAAAGGTACTAAATAGATATCCCGGTTCACCGACTGCTCTAAATTGTCAAAATCCCGTTTTTCATTAATTAGCTCAATTTCAAGCGGTTTGTAGTATTTTACTAAAGAAGCAAAATACATAGTAGTCACAGGTTGGACGTTACAAATATTGATAAGCTGCCGGTTACAGCCCACCGCATAAATAAGCCCTTCGACGACATCATCTATGTAAGTGAAGCACCGGATATTCTGACCACAATTGTATAAAGACACGTTTTCCTTTTCTATCAGGAACCAGAGAAGAGTTCTTTTTCGCGGATTAGGTCCATATACATTATGCAGCCGGCACCCGGTCGCAGCCTTACAATAGATAGATGCATACTGTTCATCGAAATACTTGCTTATTCCATACATAGAAGTGGTATTCTCCGGATTAGCCGTTGACGAACTGGCATATATTAACTTCACATGATTTTGATTGCAAGCATCAGCTACTCGCATGAAAGTATCAATGTTATCCTTCCTGATCTGTTCCAGGTTTCCATTAAACACACTAGTTTGCGCCGCCAAATGGAACACACAATCAATACCCCCATTTTTCAGGAGCTCACATACTTTTGTGGCTTCAATACCAGACTTTCGATCAAGTCCTATGACTTCGACATCCCTTTTAGCTAATTCTCGGCAAAGGGCTTTACCAATAAATCCCTCACTGCCGGTTACAATCATTTTTCTCATCATCACAAAAACTAAAGGTGCATCTTGTTTAAAGACACACCTAGGTTCAACATAAAATCCTAAAGATTAAATCTTATTTTTGAAAATACTCCCTACACTTAAAACCCTTTCTAGGAGTAAAGTCTTTAAATTCACAGCTTCTAAACACCCACTTCTTATCAGCCCATCCGGCTAAATCCTTTTGCCATTGAGGAATAATTTGACGTGGATTATTCAAATCCCTATAAGGCTGGCAATGCGGTAAGAACCGACCGCCTTTGTTCTTCCAATGATTGACACGCTCAAACGATTCTTTGAAGTCACTGAGCAGGATACAATAAAAGAAGTATTCGCCTTTGTACCCGTACTTGTCAATCAAAGCTGTGGCACGCTCACATTCGGCAATCTGTCCCGGTGTGTCACAGCCGAACCGTATGCGCTTCATCCACTTTACTCTTGCCAGTAGCCGGGCGATGTCGTCTGTTACCAAGCGAGCATCTAAGCCCTGATTGAAGTCTACTCGTACGCCCATGGAGACAATCTTTTCAATCTGTTGTAATCCATAATCGGATGCAAGTACATTGTTATCCATGAGTATTACGTTCTTTCGCCCGGCAGATACTTCTTCTATATCCATGTATGGAGTTATGTTGCCTTCTTTGGCAGGAACGACACACCATTTGCAACGATTAGGACAGCCACGGGTAAGGAAGCCATAAGCCAGATTCTTATCAATATTATACAGGTTATAGTCGGGAACTATTTTATCAACTTCTACTGGAAGAACCTTGCTTATGTCATACCCTGTACCACCTTTCTCAATCTGATTGGTATTGATGTAATAGCCATAATCTGGAGTAAAGGAGAATACCTTTGCCGAATAAACTTTATCGTATGAGCACAAAGGGTTATACCATTCCACATTGTCGCCTCTTGCCTTGTGCCATGCACTTATCTTCATCAAAGCTAGATTAGGATAATTACTGTCAACTGCTAATATTCCGATGTTCATTACTAAAACAGTTATACTCCAATTATCTCATCATTGATACGAAATATGCTATCACTCACAAAA